CCCGGTTAAACCGAAAGTTTTGTTTGCAGCGTGATCTCGATTGATCGTGGGAACTTGCGGCCCGGGGGTGAGGGGGCGAATGCCAGCTGAACTTCTCGAAGACCCGCACCATTTTCGGCAGGACTTGCGGATCGTTGAACAGTCGATCAAGCGCGGATGGAAAATCCCCGAGGCGGCACTCGAAACGCTTCCGGAAAAAATCGCGGCAATGGCCCTGAAGTCTCGCGACCCGAGAGTTCGGATCGCGGCCTCCCGTGTCTTGCTAGCGATGAACGCGCAGAACATCGCACAGGAAAAGCCAGCGCCGATTGCCCAGGCTCCAAACGTCAACGTCCAGGTGAACATTGATGCTGACGCCCGCCGAGATCGAATTCGCGAAATCGCTGAGCGAATCCGAACTGAGCGAATTGCTGTCGAGCCTGCCGGCGGATGAACTCGACGGGGTGATCGGGCAGCTGCTCGACGACGGTCGGGATCCCGTCGATCCCGTCCAGAATTTCGCGGAATCCCGCTCGGCCAAGAACGCGGCGATCATCAACGCGAAGACGGCGGCCGCGCAGGAAATCGGCCCACTGCCGGACGTCGCGAATCCGCAGCGACGGGAGCGGGCCGCTGGTGAAAACCTGCTTTTCGCCGAGACCTACTTCAAGCCGACGTTCTATCTGCCGTGGGCCCCTTATCAACGGTCGATGATGGATCGCTTCCAGGCGGTCATTCTTGAGGGTGGCAAAGAGTGTCACGCTGTTCGTCGCGGAGGCCTCAAGTCGACCTGCGCCCGTGTTTCGACAATTTGGGCAACGGTCAACGGGCATCGCAGATTTCCAGTCCTGGTCGGAGCGACCGACGACAAAGCGACGGAACATCGGCAGAACTTCTTCGACCTGCTCGAGTCGTCGCCTTTGCTTCTGGCCGATTATCCGGAACTTCTCCCGCTGATCCTCAAGCGCCGGCAGCCGAAAAAGGCCTTTCGACTCGATGGCCGACTTCTGGTCGTCAGCCACAAAGACGACCGCGGCCGCATCGTTTTCCCTGACATATTCGACGTCCCGAGCTGTCAGATTCACATTGCGCCGTATTCGATCAACGCATCAGACGTCAGCGGATTGTCATACGTCGACCGGTTCGGCGTCACGATACGGCCCGATCTGCTGATCTTCGACGACGTGCAGACCCCGCAGTCTGCAAAGTCGCCACTTCAGACCGACGAACGGGAAGACGCGGTCACGAAGACGTTTCTAGGCCTGGCCGGCCTCGGTGAGAAGATCGCGGCGATTATGGTCGCGACCGTCCGGGAACATAACGATCTGACCGAGCGGTTTCTTTCACGCGAGCGCCGGCCGGACTGGTTCGGTCGGAAATACCCGAGCCTGTTGAAACTTCCGGAACGGATGGATCTCTGGAACAAGAACGCGGCCCTACTGGGGGAGGGCGCCAACCCGAAAGAGGGAAAGCAGCTCGCGACGGAACATTACGTCGCCAACCGGGCGGAAATGGACCGCGGCGCCGTCGTCGCCTGGGAATACGACAAACAGCCTGACGAAGTCAGCGCCCTGCAGTCGCTGATGACCGTCCGGGCCCTCGATCCGGCGTTCTTCCGGTGCGAGATTCAGCAGGAAGGGTTCATTCCGATCAACACGAGCGGGGTCCGACTCGACGCCGGCCAGCTGCTGCAGCGACTTTCGCAGGTCCCGCGCGGCGTCATCCCGGACCAGGCCAGCTACGTCACGGCGTTCATCGATTCGTCGGATCAGGTCCTCTGGTGGATGGTTTCGGCATGGTCGAAGGACTTCACCGGCTGGATAGTCGATTACGGGACGTGGCCGGACCAAAAACGGCCGACGTTCTACAAGTCGGACCTCGCGATCAAAATCGCCGATCTCCTTCCCGGGGCGTCCTGGGAGGAAGCGTTCACGCTGGCGCACAATCAGCTCGAGCGGTGGCTGCTGCAGGACTGGCCGACGCAAAACGGCCAGGCTCGATCGATCGACATCCTGCTCAAAGACTGGTCCGACGGCGGCCAGAAGCCGCGGATCGAGTCGCAGGTGATGGCCAGCCCGAATCGGCCGCGGATCCGCCCTTCGAAGGGTTTCGCACCGCGGCCCGGTCGAAAACCGGTTCACCTGTGGGGAGACGGCGCCCGCGACCGGCACAATGGCAGCTATTGGGTCGAGCGTCGGTCGGAATCGCCGGTGCACGTCCAGTTCGACGCGAATCAGTGGAAATCGTCGGTCGCGCGGCGACTCCTGACAACGGTCGGGGCCCCGAGCGCACTGACGCTCCCCGGAGACGACCCGCAATCAAACCGGATGTTGGTCGAACACCTGACGGCCGAGAATCCGAAGGCCATTGTCTACGACGGGGCCCCGGGCGTGGCGTGGGAATTGATCGTCGGGAGGGATAATGACTGGTGGGATTGCGCCGTCGGAACTGCCGTCGGGGCGTCGATGCTCGGTTGTGGTTTGGCTGGTGAGGGCTCAGCGAAAGCGAAGCCTGAACCGTTTCGAATGCCGGCACGGAGGTAGACCGTTTGATCATGACAGCTGAGGCGCCAGAACCGTTCAACCTGCCCGGATACGGGCTGAAGTGCGCGAAGTGCGGATGCTCGTTATCGCGGGTGTCTCGCACGATCACGACCGACGGATTCGTGACCAGGGAACGGCGCTGCCCGAATCCAGCGTGCGGGGAATTGCACGTCACATCGGAGAGGATCATTCACTCACGAACGGTGCGGCCTATCAACCGCGTCTTGCAATAACGGATTTCTTTTCTGTCGCTGCTACATATAGCAAAGGCATATTGCTGCCCGGGTTCCCTCAACGCATTCTTGCTCTCGTCTCGCGGATAACTACCGCGCACATGTGAGAGCGATGGCAGCAGAATCAGACATCGACGCGATCGACGCCCGGGTGCAGAAGGCTCAAGCCACGACTGCTGACGGTGTTTCCGTCAATCGCCGGTCTGTTTCTGACGAGATCGCCTGGGATCGATACAAGCGCGACGTTTCAGCGACGTCGAGCGCCAACGCCGGCCCGGGCTTCCGGATCATGCAGATCGTTCCGTCCGGGGGACCGCGATGAGTGCATTGGCGGTGATCCTGGACCAGTTTGGCCGGCCTGTTGAACGCGAGGCACCGAAGGCGCCGTCGCTGCAGCAGGTTTTCGCCCGTTTCGATCTGGCTCAGACGACCGCTCACAATCGCCGGCACTGGGCTTTTGCCGACGGCCTGTCTGCCCGCGCGGCCATGTCGCCTTCTGTTCGGTCGATCGTCCGACGCCGGTCGCGATACGAAGCGGACAACAATTCATGGTATTCCGGGATCCTGCGAACGGCCTCGAATCACATCGTCGGATGCGGTCCGCGGTGTCAGGTTCTGACTGACAACCGGGAAGGCAACGCCCGTATCGAACGAGCCCTGGCCCGCTGGTTTCGCCAGATTCAGCTGACGGAAAAGCTCCGCCTGATCGTCCAGACTGACTGGCGCGACGGTGAAATCTTCGCGATGCGAACCGCTCGGCCTCGGAACTGGCCGATCAGCCTCGACATCCGGCTGTATGAATCCGAGCAGTGCGCCGCGCCGTGGATCGGGAACACCATCGGCGACCCGTACATCGATGACGGGATTCGGATCGATCCAAACAGCAACGAGATCGAATACTACTTTTACGACCACCATCCGGGCGACGTCGCGTTCGTCCCGACGTTGTCCGGAAAATGGTATCCGTCATCCGACGTGATTCACGTCTTTCGGCGCGAGCGGCCGGGCCAGGTCCGCGGCATTCCCCGCGCGACGAGCGCCCTGAACACGCTGCCGGTCATGCGACGTCAGGAAATGGCGACGTTGCTGGCCTCGGAGACGGCGGCAAGTTTCGCGACCTACCTGAAAAGCAGTTCTTCGGCGTTGGAAGCGGTTCCATCGGCCGAGGCGTTTCAGGAGATGGAAATCGCCTTCAACATGCTCTCGACGCTTCCGGCCGGCTGGGACATTGCCCAGGTCGACCCGAAGCATCCGGGCCCGCAGTACGAAATGTTCCAGCGTCAGGCGCTGATGAGCTTTTCGCGCTGTACCAACATGCCGTACGCGCTGGCGGCCGGCACGTCTAAAGACAGCAATTTCAGCTCGCTCAAAGGCGATATCAAGAACGTCTGGGAGCCGGAAGTTCGATCCGAGCAGAATCGGCTCGAGCTGTCGGTGATGGAGACGCTCTTCCGTTGGTTTCTCGAGGAAGCGGTCTACGTTCCGGGCCTGCTCGACGGGATGCCCAGCATCGACGAGATCGAGCATCAATGGTACTGGCCTCCGCTCCCGAACCTGGACGAAGTCGAATCCGCTCAGGCGGCAAAACTGCGATTGTCGGCCGGCCTGTCGACGCCGTCGAAGGAACACGCCGTTCAAGGCACGGATTTCGAGACGATCGTCGGCCAGATGGCCCGCGACTACGGCAGCTCTCCGGAAGAAATGCGGAAGCGTCTGCTCGCGATCAATCTTGCAGTCGATCCGGCCACGATGGCAACGACCCAGCCAGCCGGTGGACAGCCGGCGCCGTCTGGCTCCTATACCGAGCTCGGCCAGCGGGCCTGGAACAACAACCAGAACCGGATCCGTCGAATTCTTGACGCCCTGGTTTCCGGGGACATGACGCAAGGCCGGGCGCGGATCGAACTGCAGAACATCGGCCTCGACGAAAAGGCCGTTCAGGCGTACCTCGACGATGCCGCCGACGGGATTGTCGATTCACCGAGCCTGCAGCCGGCCGGGGGTGCGACATGAAGCGCAAGCCCCGCATGGTCTGCATTGGTCGTTTCATCGACCTGGCTGCGAGCATCGCCGACGGAAAGCCGCGGCGGTTCTCGATCGAAGCCTATGACGGTGGCCCATTGCCGGTCGACGGATTCAAGGAAGACGTCATCGTCGACCTGTCGTCGACCCAGTTTCCCGAGGCCATGCCGCTCCTGATCGATCATCAGCAGGACGTGGAAAGCACGCTCGGGTCGACGGAACTGATCGAGAACAACGGCCAAACGCTGAAGATCGCCGGAGTCGTCACAGCGTCATCCGCCAAAGCGGTTCAGGTCGTCGAGCAGTTCGACAAAGGCCAGAAGTGGCAGGCGTCGATCGGCGTTCGCGTGGGCGACATCCAGGAGATCGCGGCCGGTCAGGTCGTGGTCGTCAACAAGCAACAGTTTCGCGGGCCGGTGTTGGTCGCGCGCAACAACATGTGTTTCGAGACGAGCGTTCTGCCGGCGGGAGCCGACTGGACAACGCGAGTCAATCTTGCGGCGCGAGCCGCCTCCTTGAAAGGTGCAGCAATGCCCAGTTTTGAAGAATGGCTCGCGAGCCTTGGAATCGACCCGGCCACTCTCGACGAGAGCAATCGGGCAGCGTTGTCACTCGCGTATGACGCGATGCAGGCGCCGCCTCCGCCGGCTCCCCCTGCACCGGATGCCGCCCCGGCCTCCGCGCCGACCGTCAACGCTTCGCAGCTGAAGGCGTCGGCAGTCGCCGATGTGATCGCTGCGGTGCGGAAGTCGCAGGGTGAGGAATACCGCCGGATCAGCGAGATCGAAAAGCTGACCGTCGGGCATCCGGAAATCCGGGCGACTGCGATCGAGAGCGGCTGGTCGACGATGCAGACCGAGAACGCCGTTCTGAAGGCCAAGACGAAGACGGCCTCTCCGGACAATCACCGGCGCGGCTCCGGGATCAACAGTGCGACCCCTGACATCCTGACGGCTGCGATCTGCCAGGCCCGGAAGATCCCCGGCCACGAAAAGCAGTTCACGGACCAGGTCCTGCAGGCGGCCCATACGATGTTCCGCGGCGGGATCGGCCTGCAGCAGTTGCTGCTGCATGCGGCCTGCCAGAACGGCTACGACGTGTCGCCTGGCGAGCGGATCGGAAACAGCAACATCCGCAAGGTCCTGAAGGCCGCCTTCCGCGACGAAGGCACCGTTCAGGCTGCATTTTCGACCGTGTCCCTCCCCGGGATCCTGTCGAACGTGGCCAACAAAGAACTCCTGGCCGGCTACCAGGCTGACGAGCAGCTGATGCTGTGGCGTGAGATTGCTGCGATCAAATCGGTCAGCGATTTCAAGACCGTCACGGCCTACCGCATGCTCGACAACATGGTTTACGAAGAGCTCGGCCCAGGCGGAAAGATCAAGCACGGGACTCTTTCCGAAGAGTCTTACACCCGCCAGGCAAAGACCTACGCGAAAATGTTCGTCCTGGAACGGACCCAGATCATCAACGATGACCTCGGCGCGTTCGACGATCTTCGCCAGCGTCTCGGCCTCGGTGCGGCCCAGAAGCTGTCCGATGTGTTCTGGACCAAGTTCCTCGACAACTCGTCTTTCTTCACGAGCGGTCGCGGGAACTACATCAGCGGCTCGACGACCAACCTGGGGACCGACGCCGTCGGCCTGCAGCTCGGTCTCAACGCTTTCCGGACTCTCCGCAGCCCGTCGACCGACGGCTACAAGCGAGTCGGTGGCGAGCCGGCGATGCTGGTCGTCCCGACGGAACTGGCGGCCAACGCCGAGAAATACTACGTCAACCAGAACCTCGGCGGCGGAACGTCGGTCGCCGATGCGAACATCTACGCTCGCAAGTATCGGCCGATCGTGGTTCCCTGGCTGTCTGACAGCAGCTTCACGGGTTACTCGTCAACGGCCTGGTATCTGTTCCGCGACAAGTCGCGATACGCCCCGATGGTTGTCTCGTTCCTGAACGGCCAGGAACAGCCGACCGTCGAATCTGCCGAGGCCGACTTCGACGAACTCGGTGTCGCGTTCCGCGGCTATCACGACTTCGGATGTGACCAGAGCGAATACCTGGCCGGCATCAAGAGCAAGGGCGCGGCGTAAGTCGAGCAATGGCCCGGGCGGCGGTGAACCCGTCGCCCGGTGTTTGAATCTGATCAATCCAGTCCCGTTCGCTTCCAGTTTCCCAATCCCGACTCAACGAGAACGTCAAAATGCCCCAGATGCTTCAGACCCCGGACCCGCTCGCAATCGAAGGCAAGCCCGTTTACGGCACTGCGCTTTATCGCCTGCAGGAAGCAGTCGACGCCCAACCACAGGACCAGGAGTCGACGGAATTCAACGCCGGCGATGTTCGTGACTGCTGTTTGGCCTGCGATCCGAAGAACAAGGTCGCTGCCGAACTGCGGGACAAGGTCAAGGGGTTGTCGCCTGGAGCCTCGGTTTCACTGCCGATCGCCTCGGTGAAGAAACTGATTGCGGCCGTCGCAAGCCCAGCCCCGGAACCAGAAACGAAGTGATCCAATTCGCGGGGTGAGACTGTCTCGCCGCGCGGCGTCCTCAAGAACCAGACGAAAACAGGATTTTTGTCATGCCCGAAGCCACACTGTACCAGTCTGAAGACGAGGCGCTGGATTACACGCCCGACGCTGCAGTCTCCGGCGGTGAAGTCATTCAATTGGCCGATGGCCGCGCTGCGGTCATCCCGTTCGATGTGTCGTCCGGAGCGAAGGGAGCGGCCCAGACCGAGGGCGTGTTTACCGTTGCCAAAACGACGTCGATGGTCATCCTCGACGGCGGTCGGGTCTACTGGGACCACTCCGCCAACAAGGCCCATTACGCGAGCGTCAGCGACCGCGACTTCTTCATCGGGACCGCTGTCGGTGACGCGGCGTCTGCCGACACGACGATGCTCGTGAACCTGAACGTCCAGCCGGTCTACAAGCTGGACCTGCTGCGGGACCCTTACCTGACCGCTCCGGTCGGGACCCAGGCCCTCGGCGGATTCCTCCCGCCGGCCCGGGAAGGCGGCGCCCTGGCGTTCAAACTCACTGGCACCAACGAAGCCCAGAAGGTCGATGCCCTGACCGTCGAGCGGCTGGCCCCGGGATCGAATCCGATCGTCGAGGTCATCTTCCGCATGCCGAACGGCGGCTCCGGATCGGCGTCTGACTTCAGCCTGGGACTCGCCAACGCGACCCATGCGACCGACGCGGACTCGATCACCGATTCGATATTCTTCCACATGGACGGCGGGTCGACCACGATCAACGCCGAGTGCGACGACGGCACGAACGAAACCGCGGCCACAACGACCGCAACAACGTTCACCGCCGGAACGGCCATGGCCAACCGGGTCGAAGGCTGGATCGACTGCCGTGACCTGTCGTCGATCAAGTTCTACATCAACGGCGTGCGGGTCGCGTCGGGAACCACGTTCAGCGTGGCCGCGATGACCAACACTCTCGGCCTGCTGGCGCATCTCGAGAAGACGAGCGGGACCGAAACGGCCGACATGACGGTCGACCTGTTCCGCGCCCGTATCGCCCAGAAGTAACCGTCAGCCATGCCGGACTTTGACGACGCCGTGGGCGACATGGTGACAGACCTGCACGAAGAAGCGGGCAGGACCGTCACCTATCGCCGCGGCGGCGCCAGTCTGGGAACCCTGACGATGAGTCGGCACCGACAGCAAAGCCAATACGTCGACAACGGTCAGGGCGGGATCATCGAGGTCACTCCGGTCGACTTCATCGGGAAAACGTCAGCCCTCGAGGCCCTGTCGGCGTTCCCTCCGGTCAAAGGCGACCTGATCGTCGTCGGATCCGAGACGTTCGAAGCTCTGCCGACGGTCGGGGAGAAGGTTTTCCGGCGGATCAGTGACCAGATGACGCGAGTCCACACGAAGCAGGTCGCCAACCGATGAGCGTCACGGTCGCCCCATCAACGGAAGCCTGCGCCGCCCTGGTCGATCGGATCAACGGCGGAACGGCCTACACCCTCGACGTTCTGGCCACCTATTCCAGGCTCGACGTCAATCCCCTCGACGAAATTGATCGGCTGCGGGTCGACGTCATCGCCGTCGAGGAAACCCAGCTCAGCGAGACGCTGGCTGTCGAGGACAGGACGTCGCACAAGATCGCGATCTGGATCCGGGACAAACTGACGGACCTGACCGGAGAATCAATCGACGAGCGATGCCTGCTCGTTCGGCAGATCTTCCAGCGGGTGAACAACTGGGATTCGGCGGATGGGCGGGTGAGGGTCTGGGAGACCGACGAAGAGACGCGGATGACTCCCGACAAAGCGATTCTGAATCAGCATCAGTTATTCGTGGCAGTGATCGTTTTGAGAGTCGAGGTCGAGGCGAGCTGATGGCCCGAATCTACCTCACCGGTGACAAGCAATTGGAAGCCACACTCAAGAACCTGGCCGACAAGGAAGCGGACAAGATCGCCAGATCGGCACTGGGAGCCGGGCTTTCGAAGATGGCAGCGGCCATCAGGCGGGCCGCTCCGGTAGGGCCGACCGGAAACCTCAAAGCGAACATCGGGAAGCGACTGGAGAAAGGGAAGCGCGGCGGAAAGATCATGGCAAAAGCCGGCGTCAACGTCGGCAAGACCAAGAAGACAGAGAAGGCGGCCGGCAAGTCGGCCCGAGACCGCGCACCTCATGCCCATCTGGTCGCCCTTGGAACACAGCGGAGAGCCCGCCAGGCAATCGGCGGACGGTTTGCAGGAATCAGAAATCCGACGGATCAGCAGTTATCAACCGGCACGATGCCGGCAAATCCATTTGTCAAACAGGCGGTGCAGTCGTCGAAGTCATCCGTGACCGAAGCGATGCAGAAGCGGGCGGCGAAAGCTCTCGCGAAGGCACTCCAGAAAATCAAGTAAGGAGCATCGATCATGGCCAAGGTCAAAGGCAAAGGGAACGTCGTCCAGGCTGAGATCAGCTCGGTTTACACGGCCATTCCGCAGATCATTTCCTTCAACAAGTCTGGCGAGAAGTCGGAGACCTACAACGCCCGGACACTCGACGGAACCGTTCATGACGATCGGCCATCGACGGGATATGTCTCGAACTCCGACTGGTCCTTCGAATGTTTCTGGGACTCTGCAAATTCAGTGCATGCCCAGCTGAAAACCTGGATGCGCTCACCGCCGGCCGCCGGCGTCAACTTCAAACACATCGACGTTTCCGGAACGCCGGTCACCGAGATCTACAACGTCACCGGAATCGGCATCGATGAGACCTACGTCGCCGATGACGGCGTGAAAGCGACGGTCACTCTGACGACCTCCGGCAACCCGAGCTAACAGGCTCGGCGGCGTAAACCGGCGGCAATCGACGACAACCATCCCCTGAAGGAATCACGACATGAAAGCGGCCTACCTGCTCGAGCAATCGATTAACCCGAAGAACGCCCCGGATTTCTATCTGGACGCGATTCAGCCGGTGATCGGAGCCGACGGCCAGGTCAAAGACTGGGTGATTCCGAAGGGGACTGTCGTCGAAGGCGCCGAAGCCCTGCTGAGGGTCCGGACAGGCCAGGCGGAGCCGATAGACGAAGAGTGTGCTGCGGCCTGCGGAATGACGTCGGCGCAACTTGGCGCGACCCAGCGGGCCTATCTGGCGGCCATGGCCGGGATTCGCGGGAAAAAGGATCTCGATCTCTTCATGGCCGGCGTGATCGATGGATACGGGCCCGGGACAACTGACGATGCCCCGGTCTACAAGCCCGGGAAGAATTGGCAGAAATGGCTCGACGCGAAAGCCGCGGCGGCCAGCAAAGACGAGGACATCTGATGGCGTCGATTGCAGATCGACTGCGGAAGCGGCGGTTCTATCCGTTCACGATCGACGGTGAGACTGTCCACATTCGGGCTCTTCTGGAGTCTGAACTCAAGGAAATGAAGCCGTTCTTCAACGAAGAGGCGAGCTTCGGATATGCCATCGGGTGCGGACTCCTGAACGACGACAAGTCGCAGGCGTTCTCCCGGTTGCCTGACGAGTCGCCGAAGTCGTTCGGGGAACGTGTTCTGGCGGAAATGGACCTGCCGATCGACACCCGCAGCGATCTGGTGATGGCCATTGTGAAGCTCGGTCAACCGCACTCGCGGGAGACGCTTCTAAAAAACTCAGAAGGGACCACGACTCCCAGTTAGCCGCTGAGATCGCTCGGTCCGTTGGACGATTCGACTGGTGGAACATCAAGGCTGAACACACGCCGGCGGAGTGGGCCGCGCAGGTGGCGATGTATGAAGTGGCCCCATTTGGAGAACGTCGAGCAGATTTCCGGATGGCCGTCTGCACAGCGAATCTGATGCAGGCCCAGTCGGTCAGCGAGATCACCGAAGAAGACTTTTCCGAAATGGTTTCGGCGCTCGCGAACTATCTCCCGACGTCCGAGGTCGATGACGAAGAAGCGGACCTGCAGGCCCTGAAAGCGATTCAACAGGAGTGAAATGGCTGGCATCGGCGATCTGGTGGCACACCTGGGCCTCGACAACAGCGGGTTCAAGAAAGGACTCGCGTCGTCGCGGTCGCTGCTATCGTCGTTTGCTGGTGGTGTTGCCGGGCTGATCTCTCCGCTCGGTGCGGCGTTCGCAGGTCTGGCGGGAGTCGCTGGCATTGGGGCACTGGTGAAGGGGTCATTCGAGACTGTCGACGCTCTCAGCGAACTCGGGTCGACGATGGGCATGTCGGCCTCGCAAATGGCCGGCTGGGCTCACGCGGCGGAGCTGTCGTCACTCTCGACTGAAGAACTGGTCAAGGGGGTCCGGAAACTGGCGACGAGCGGCGTCGACATTTTCGCGCTGGCCGATCAGATCGCCGCGGTCACGAATCCGGCCGAACAGGCGCGGATGGCAATAGACGCCCTCGGAGAAAGCGGCGCAAAGTTTCTGCCGTTGCTGCAGGGGGGGAGCGCGTCGATCCGCGAAATGGTCAACGAAGGGTCGAAGCTCAGCGGTCTGGAGGGCCTCGACGCGACGAAGGTCGAAGCGGCCAATGATGCGATCACCAGGGCGCAGGCTGCAGTTCAGGGCCTCGGGAACATGTTCGCCGTCGAGCTGGCCCCGTGGGTCGAGTCTGTTGCGAAGGAAATGCAATCTCTCGGGATGGTCGCGATGTTCATGTTCCAGAACCTCGGGGATTACGGGGAACTGGCATGGACTCGCGTAAAGCTGGGGGCCGTTTCGACGTGGGAATCAATTTGGCACCTGTTCACAGAACAGATTCCGGCCGCACTGTCATGGTTTGGAGAGAACTGGAACAACGTCTGGAACGATCTTCTGAACCGCACCGACCTGTTCATCCAGAATCTGGGCAAGAACATCGGTCAGGCAATGTCCGAAATCTGGGATTACATCGTCAGCGGCGGCAAAGACAAGATGGAACTCGCCTGGGTTCCATTGCAGCAGGGTTTCATCAGCACGATTGAAAAACTGCCGGAGATTCCAGAACGAGCACTGTCCGAACTGGAAATGCAGCTCCAGGCACAGGCCGACGCTATCGGTGAAGACCTCGGAAACCGGCTGGCAGAGAAACTGTACGGCGGAATGGAAGACGGCGCAGCCGCCGTCGGCGTCGGTGGAATTGCCGGCGTTCGCACGCCGGGGGCACAGTCGAAGAACAATGGTCTCAAAGCAGCCCTGGCCGGATCTTCCGAGGCAGCGTCGATCCTACTGCGCGGCAAGGGCGGGAAATCGATCGAGCAGATCGCGGAAAAGCAGCTCGCGGTGCAGCAGCAGACGCTGCTCGCGGTGAAGACGAACAAACCACAACAACTGCAGCCGTTGACGCTGTAAGGGGAGCGACACGACATGCCATCACGATTCGACGACGTCACGGTGACCGGGACCCTGAAGGCGCCGAACACCGCAATCAGCCCGCAGACCCGCGCGACGATCCTCGAGCAGGACCCGCTCGCGGTTTTCCCGATTCCGTGGGATTCGCTCCGGGTCTGGGATGCGTATACGACGAACCTCCCCGGCACCGCGGCGTCGGATGACCTGGGATTGATCGGCGGCACGTTCGGGTCGGCGCCGCCGAAGATCCAGGCCGGGGACCTGAAGAACGCCGGCGCCACGTCGCGTTACGCCCGGTTCCAGGTCATCTTGCCGGAGTGCTACGAAGCCGGCCAGACGGTCAACATCGTCGTCTCGGCAAAGATGGAGACGACCGCAGCCTCGACGTCCTGCACCGTCGACATCGAAGCCTATCAGCTCGACAAGGTCGGCGGGATCAGTGCGGACCTCTGCGCGACGGCCGCTCAGTCGATGAATTCGACGACCCAGGCCAACAAGACGTTCTCGATCACGGCCTCGACGCTCGCACCGGGCGACGTCCTCGACGTCCGGCTGACGATCGCGTGCAACGACACCGGGACCGGGACCGCGGTCACGCCGACGATCTACGCCCTCGACCTGCAGTGCGACATCAAGGGCTGATCTCAGAGACAATATGCCCGTCATCCGAATCCTGAAGCCGACGCCCTACAACCCGCAGCCCGGAGATTCCCCGCGCTGCTACGGGCCCCTTCGCCTGCGCCCGACGTCGGTCGACCAGGTCGAGACGGCCGCGGACGGCACGACGACGACCCGGACGGTCTGCGGGCCGATGGAGTTTCACTTTCCAGCCGGGTCGATGCCGGAGGTCAGCGACGAACTGGCGGCCCAAATGGTCGCAGCCGGCGCGGCTGAGTTCGTTCCCGGGGCGGAGGTCGTCGAGTTCGTGTCGCGGGAAGAGATCATGGGAACCAGTGGGTGACGAATGGCGACTCGGATCGGACTTGTCGAGTTCAGCGGGCGGTCGGAGGTTCAGGCCGATGGTCGATGCGTTTCGACGTACATGCGGAAATATCTGGTCAGAACCGATTCGCCGGTTTTCCTCACTGAACCGCAGGTCGCCCAGCTGGTCGGCATTGGCCGCGGATCAGTGCTGGCGGACACCGACCAGAATGCAATCTGCAGTAGCGTCGAGATCACGCCCGGACCGGTTCCGACGCGGGTTCCGTTCCTGGCCTATTATGCGACCTATGAATTCGCCACGAACGCGCCGCTCCCGAAAGACGGAGACGACGACGACCCAGTCTCGACGCGAACGGTCTGGAGCATCGCCCCGCAGATCCAGTCGACCTACGTCATCGAGGACCGCAACGGAAACCTGATCGTCAACTCCGCCGGCCAACCGTTCGACGGCGGGATTCCGGTCGACGTCAGGCTCGGGAGTGTCACCGCGCGACGTTTCGTCGATGCGGCTGGCTACGACAAGTCGACGGTGATGCGAAACAGCGGGAAGCTCAACTCGACGACCTATCTCGGCGGGGCCCCCGGGACGATCCAGGTCGACATCTCGGCGACCGAAAAATACGAAGGCAAGTATCACTTCTGGGAAGAGGTTTACACGTTCGCATACAACCCGAAAGGCTGGCAGCCGAAGCCGGCCAACGCCGGATTCTTCCAGCTGTCAGGCGGGAACCTGCAGCGGATCATCAACAGCGACATCGGCGACGAAAACGATCCTGATTCGCCAGTTCAGGAACCCGAACCGCTCGACATAAGCGGCGCTCTCGTTCCTGTCGCCAATCGTCCGCAAGACTGCACTTTCGTCGAGGTCGACTACTTCGACACCATGGACTTCGCGGCCTTTAACCTGTGACGGAGCGTCGAACATGGCCGCCAATTCGCCCGTTTACGGACTCACCGCCAGGTCGGCAAAGCTCCTGAAGGAAATGGCCGACAAGCATCGGCAGAAGCTCCCGGCGCTTGATCGTCGGACCAGGCGGATCGGCAAGAAACGATGAGCGAGCTGGTATACGGCCTGACTGCCGAATCGGCGCGGACGCTGCAGGACATGGCGAACAAGCATCGCCAGCGACTGCCGGACGTCGGGCGCCGGCTGCGGCGCATCGGCGGCCAGGGCAGAAGCTCGCTCAACGTCCTCGGCCCATGCGTGGCCTACACGCCCGACGTCGGTCTTCCGGACACCGACTTCGAATACGCCTACCCTGACGGATGCGTCGGGCCCAACCGACTCGGGATCAATCTCCGGAACGTCAACACGGGCGTGACGACGGTCGTCCCGCTCGAGTGGGAAAGCGACGGACCGCTCACCCTGTCGAGCGACGACTTCACGTTCGCTTGCGTTTCCGGATCCCTGACGGCCTATGCCAAGATCGTTTTCACCAGCACCGACATC